CCGAAACGCACCGGTCCCCGCTGCCGCGGCGAAAGCAGGCCCACCGGGGTATGCAGGCGAACCTGCCGAAGCGGAGGCTCGCCGACCCGTGGATGCTCGAGATCACGACCGCGCCCGAGCCCGGCGCGGGGTCCGTGGCTGAGGGCACGATGGACTACGCGGAGTCGGTGCGGGCGGGTCGCATCACGGACGCGTCGCTCTTCTTCTTCCACCGCCAGGCCGGCGACGAGCACGACCTGCAGACGCCCGAGGGGTTCCGCGCCGCGGTCGAGGAGGCCTCCGGCGCGGCCGTCGTCTGGCGCGACATCGACGCGATCGTCGGGCTCTGGGCCGACCCGACGACCGACCGCACGTACCTCGAGCGCGTGTACTGCAACCGCCTGGTGAAGTCTGGCAGCCAGGCCTTCGACGTCGTCAAGTGGCAGTCGCTCGCGCGTCTCGAGACGGTCGTGAAGGATCGCGAGCTCATTGCGCTGGGGTTCGACGGCGGTCAGTTCCACGATTCGAGCGGGTTAATCGCGACTCACATCGCCACGGGATACCAGTGGAAGGTCGGTCTCTGGGAGCGGCCGCCGCATCTCCCCAAGGAGGCCGAGTGGCAGGTGCCGGCCGAGGAGGTGAACGCCCTCGTCAAGGAGACGTTCGCGCGGTTCAACGTGTGGCGGTTCTACGCCGACCCGCCGTACTGGCAGTCGTGGATCGCGAAGTGGCGCGGGGAGTACGGCGAAGAGCGCGTGATCGAGTGGTGGACGAACCGCCGCCGGCAAATGGCCACCGCGCTCGAGAACTTCGAGACGGCGATCCGCGAGGGCGACCTCGTGCACGACGGCGATCCGGACGTGACGCGGCATATTGGCAACTCGCGCCGCGAGAACCTCCAGGGCTGGCGCGACGAGCAGGGGCGCGCGATCTGGCTGATTCGCAAGGACCGGCCCGACTCCCCGCACAAGATCGACGCGGCGATGGCGTCTGTCCTGAGCTGGGAGGCGCGCACGGACGCGATTGCGTCCGGCGTGCTCGACAAGCCCGAGGCGCAGTTTCAAATGCTGGTGTTTGGCGGCCGTGGCTGACGGGGCTGATCGCGGCCTCGGCGGCGCGCTCGAGGTCCGCCGCGCCCACAACGCGGCGATCGTCGAGCGCATCGTGACCGCGCGTATCCAAACAGAACACGTGCTGCGTTGCATCGTGCAGGGCTGCCACTGCCCGCCGGCGCTCGGGGGCCGGTGCCAATTCTGCGGCGAGACGCGCGGCGTCCCCGTCGTCCTGGGAGGAGATCAGGCCCATGTCTGAACCGAAGCGAGGCGGCCGGCCACGGTCGGAGGACCCGGCGAAGCACCGGATCGTGGTGAAAGTCACGGCCGGGCAGCGCCTGGATCTGCGGCGGGTGGCGTCCGACAACCGGACCAGCCTCACGGGGGTGATCCGCGAGGCGGTGAACGAGTACGTCGCCGACTACCGGGAGCGCGGGGTTTTTGGTGCACCGAAAACTCGACGCGACTGAACAATCGAGGCGGTGAATCGCGCCTACGCCCTCCTCACCGTCAAGGCCGTCGACGACGACCGGCGAGTCATCACCGGCCTCGCGACGACGCCCGAGCCGGACCGGATGGGCGACATCATCGAGCCGCTCGGCGTCTCGTTCAAGAATCCGCTGCCGCTCCTGCTGTTCCACGACGCCCGCCAGCCGGTCGGTCAGACCAAATTCAATAAACCCACCGCCGCCGGCATCGAGTTCGAAGCCACGATCGCCAACATCGCCGAGCCCGGCACGCTGAAGACGCGCACCGACGAGGCGTGGCAGAGCATCAAGGCCGGCCTTATCCAGGGCGTCTCGATCGGCTTCCGCCCGACCGAGATGGCGTACATGGACAGCGGCGGCGTGCACTTCCTCGAGACCGAGGTCGTCGAGCTCTCGCTGGTGACCATTCCGGCGAACGCGCAAGCGTCCATTCACACCATCAAGTCCCTCGACCAGGCCGCGACCGGCCGTCACTCGCCCGGCGCCACGGGCTCTCCAGTAGTCACAGCGCTGAAGGGCGCAAAGCACATGACGATTGCCGAACAGATCGCAACGTGGAACAACACGCGCGCGCCGAAGAAGGACCGCATGGACGCGCTGATGGCGGACTCCGCCAAGAGTGGCGTCACGCTCGACACCGCGCAGGCCGAGGAGTACGACACGCTCAAGCTCGAGATCAAGTCGATCGACGAGCACGTCGCGCGCCTGCGGGAGGCCGAGTCGCTCAACGCCTCGACGGCTACGCCGGTCGCTGGCGTCACGACCGTGCAGAAGGCGGGCGAGACGCGCGGCGGGTCGGTCAACGTGTCGGTCAAGGCGAACGTGCCCAAGGGCACGGCCTTTACGCGGTTCGTGATGGCGAAGATCGCCGGGAAGAACAGCCTCTCGGACGCGATCCGGTTCGTCGAGGACCGGAAAGACTGGATGGATCAGACGCCGGAAGTGCTGCTGATGCTGAAGGCGGCGGTCAATCCCGGCACGATCGCGGAGCCCGCGTGGGCGGCGCCGCTCGCGGTGCAGCAGCCCTTCAACGACTTTCTCGAGCTGCTGCGGCCCGAGACGCTGATCGGCAAGATCCCCGGTCTGCGGCGCGTGCCGTTCAATATCTCCATGCCGATCCAGACGGGCGGCGGGACCTACGCGTGGGTCGGAGAAGGCGCGCCGAAGCCGGTCGGCAACCTGCAGTTCGCCAGCGTGACGCTCGGCATCGCGAAGGCGGCCGGCATCATCGTGATCTCGGAGGAGCTGGCCAAGGTCTCGACGCCGTCGGCGGAGGGTGTCGTCCGGAACGACATGATCCGCGGCATGGCGCAGTACCTCGATCAGCAGTTCATCACGCCGACGGTCGCCGCGGTGACGAACGTGTCGCCGGCGTCGATCACGAACCTCGCGAACGGCTACGCCACCGCCGGCACCTCGGGCGACAACGCCCGCACCGACATCAAGAAGGCAATCACGCTCCTGACCCAGGCGAACTATCCGATCTCGGAGACCGTCCTGATCATGTCCGAGGCGAACGCGTTCGCGCTGTCGACGGCGCTGACCACGAACGGTGTCCCGGTGAATCCGCAAATGTCCGCCAAGGGCGGCACGATCCTCGGGATTCCTACGGTGACCAGCCAGGCGGCCGGCGGCGTGGTGGCCCTCGTGCACGCGCCGTCGATCCTGTTCGCGGATGACGGCGGCGTGAACATCGACGTCAGCCGCGAGGCGAGCGTCGAGATGGACACCGCGCCGACCTCGCCGATCTCGGCGTCCTCGGCGTACGTCTCGCTCTGGCAGGCGAACCTGATCGGCCTCCGCGCCGAGCGGTTCATCAACTGGAAGCGCGCGCGCACGACCGCCGTCGTCTACACGACCGCGACCTACATCTAGACCCATGCGCGCCCGGCCGCCGATTCTGCTCTGGCGGCCGGGCGTCATTCCTGTGGGAAAGAAGGACGGGAAAGACCCCTCGGTGTGGCTGGTGGCGCAGCGCTGGCACACCTACGAAGGGAAGTCGATCGACGAGGGCGATTTCTACCTAGTGCACGAGGACATGGTCGAGACGATCGAGCAGGTTCTCAAGTGGTCGCGGCGGGACACGCCGCCGCCGCGCGCCGCACACACCGCGACCACCATCCGAGTCACCGCGTGAACCTCCTCGGCCTCACCATCGGGCGCACGAAGACGCTACGGAAGGAGTTCGCGCAGTCCCCGCTGCAGCCGCTCAGCAGCCGCGGCGGCTGGTGGTCGATCGTCCGCGACCCGTTCCCGGGCGCGTGGCAGAGCAATCAGGAGATCCGCCTCGACAACGTGATGGTCTACTCGGCCGTCTTCGCGTGTACGACGCTGATCGCGGCCGACATCGGCAAGCTCTGTCTCCGCCTGGTCAAGCAGGAGGGGAGCGGCATCTGGACGGAGACGGAGAACCCGGCCTATTCGCCGGTCCTCCGCAAACCCAACCGATTCCAGGTCACGCAGAAGTTTATCGAGCAGTGGGTCACGTCGAAGCTCATTCACGGGAATACCTACGTCCTGAAGGAGCGCGACCAGCGCGGCGTCGTCGCCGCCCTGTACGTGCTCGACCCGACGCGGGTGATCCCACTGGTCGCCGTGGACGGCGCGGTCTACTACGAGCTCCGGCGGGACGACCTCTCCGGCCTCCCGCAGGAGACCGTCGTCGTGCCGGCGAGCGAGATCATTCACGACACGATGGTCGCGCTGTTTCACCCGCTGGTCGGCGTCTCGCCGATCTACGCGTGCGGCGTCGCCGCGCTGCAGGGCCTGGCCATCCAGAACAACTCGCACAAGTTCTTCTCTAATGGATCGACGCCAGGTGGGGTCCTGTCGGCACCGGGCGTCATCAGCCAGGAGACGGCCGATCGCCTGAAAGCGTACTGGGAGGCGAACTACACCGGCGAAAACGTCGGCAAGGTGGCCGTCCTCGGCGACGGCCTCGCCTATCAACCGATGACGGTGAACGCCGTCGACTCAGAGCTGATCGATCAGCTGAAGTGGACCGGCGAGACCGTCTGCACCTGTTACCACGTGCCGGCCTACATGGTCGGCATCGGCCCGCCGCCGCC